TTACTGCTACTTCGTCGACGTCTTTGTCTTCCATCTCTTGTAGTTTAGCAGCTAACATATCTTTTAGATGAGGAGTTAAAGTCTCTTCTAAAGCTTCTTTAGCGTTAGCAATAGCGGCTTCTCTTACAGATTTTGCCTCAGCAATAGCTTGCTTAAGTAAATCTTTGTTTGCCATTTAAAAAATTTTGTGATTTGTATAGCTATTAAGAGCTATAATATTATAATAAAGTTGTTCGATACAGTATAAGTGACTGTATATTCTTTATATAAATATATACTTATTCCGAAAAACTAATTATGCTCTTAAAATATCGTTTATAATAGAATCTAATTTAGAAAACTTAGATACTTTCTTTTTGTTCTCATTCAACGATATTGGGTTCATGAATGCCCCGTGAGTAGAAGGATTAGATACAAAATCCCAGCATACTAATTCAAAGTCTGGCTGTACTTCTAACTGTCCTTCATTGGTCTGTTTTACAGAACCGGTACCTCTAGATGAGATACCGATAGTGTGTCCTGCTTTTATTATTTCTTTTACTATGTTACCTGCTGGAGTATTTAATAATTCTACTTTACCCATTAGGTCGTTTCCTTTCCAATATAGTTCTTTTACTATATGAGAAGCGTTTTTTAATTCTACTACAGGAGATTCTGGGTGATCTAGTTCTCCAAAAGCGTTGCCGTTATTTACAAACTCTTTAACGTATCTAGCAGCTTCTCTCTCTAATATCTCTTTAGAGTAGGTTCTACCGTTTTGATTTTCTGCAACCGCTCTTTGCATAACACCCTCAACTTCAAATACTCCAGGCTTTTCTTTAGACTCTGTAAGTACCGATTTAAACGGGGTAACATTAAGTAGTAGTTGTGTCATAGTATAATTTTATTTGTCTTTGCCCATTGCTTTTTTGATAGCTTTGTCTTTTGCAGCTTTGTAATCATCTCCGTCAACATCTCCGTCTCCGTCATGATCTTTACCTTTCTTTTCTTCGACAGTTTCGCCTTCGTTAGCAACATCTTCTTCGTTTTTCTTTTTCTTGTGTCCGTGATGACTTTCAGTCAATACGTCTAGATCTCCTACTGGGATGTTCTTAACTGTTTTAGATCCGTCTTTAAAGAATACATCGTAATGAGATACTGAATGAGAGCCGTCTTTGTTTTCAACAATAGTGTGCTGCTCTTCTAAGCAGATACCGAAACCATAAGTTTCATGTACTACGTGTGCTGCACAGTCATGTGCAAACCCTGGTCCAGCTTCTTCAATACTTTCTTCTTTAGCTTTTTTGCTTTCAGTTAGAAAGTTTCTTAAGTTAAAATTTTTCATGCTTACTTTTTTGTTTTATTGTTTTTATTTTTATTTTCGTATACTGGTGAGAAAACATTCTTTTTAGGTTCTTCCTCATAAACCGGAGTTTCATTTTTTAAAGCATCTACCTCTGCTTGTGATATTGTTCTTATTTTAGGTACATCTAAACCTCTAGTGAAACCAGCTTTTACTACTGGTCTTAAATCTTTATTGAAAGCGTTTTCTATAGATGGTGCTATAAATCCTCCTACTTTTAATCCTTCTTCATTTCTTATTTCTCCAATAGAATCATATATCTTTTGAATCTTTCCTCTTGTCTTATCATAAAAAGATTCTATCTCTGTTACTATATTTTCTAAAGCTATAATAGTTTCTTTCATCCCTTGAAATGATGAATACTCTTCTGCATACTTAGCTAATTGGTTAGTAGCAGCTTCATTTACATTTCCTTCTTCTAAAATTTTAGTAATGATTGCTTTTATATTTTCTTTAACTAAAGCTACTGTACCTTTCTTTTCTTCTAAATAATCCATTTCGATCATTTCTACCCAATCGTCTGAGTTAAATTTTTTACTACCTCTACCTGCTTCGTCAGCGAAAAAGTTTTTAATTCCGTCAAAAGCATCTTCGAAATCTTCATCATCTATTTGATCTCCTAATCCTGCTCTAACTGCTGCTTTGAAATCAGGCGGTACTTGCTCTAATTCATTTCTATCTCCTGACCAATTCCATATAACATTATTAGGTGAAAGTTCTTGTACGTTTCCTTTCTCTTCTTCGAAATTATAAGTATCTGCAGCATCGCTTCTATTTATAGCTTCATACTCTTTAATGTAGTGTTCCCATTGACTTTTGTAAGCATAATCAAATACATTAGATTGACCTGTCTGGTCTTGTAACTCTCTTTCGTCTTGTTTATAAGTTTCACTAGACATATAGTCTTCTAATATGTCGTTATATTTTTTATCGAAAATGATACTAAAGAATTCATATTCGTGTTCATCGACTATATTGCCGTCTCCTTCGTTTGCTTTAGTATAGTTACTATCTTTATCTTCTTTCTCCTTACCAAATCTATCAATATTCATTACTTCATCTGGTTCTTCTGCTATTACTGCTTTCATTGCTTCTACTTTTTCAGCAGAGCTAGCAGCTTCTTCTCTCTCCATTTCTCTAAGCTTATCTGCAGCAGCTTGTAATGTAGCTACTTCTACTCCTAACTTTTCAGCTAAATCGCTCATTTTTCCTTCTTTAAGTAGTTTAGCAAGCTCTTCTTTATTTTCTTTTAAGTTAGATTTCTTTAAACCGTTAAATACATCTACCTTACCTTCTCCTCTTTTAACTTCTACTTCCTTATCGTGTTTGTCAACTTTAGATGATTCTCCTGAGACTAACATAATATAATGAAGGGGGTCTTTCTTAAGGTTCTTCATTACTATACCTTTGCAGTGGCTAACATCATCCGGGTTAGAAGCATCTTTACCTCTAGCTTGAATCTCATATCTAACACCTCTATCTATAGAGTCAGGAGATATATTTAACTCAGCTCTAGAATCATATGAATCAATCGCTGTCTTTTCATGAATTAATCCTCTATTCTTAAGAATTTGTACTGAGGTGTCATATCCGTTGAATTGGCTAATGACTGATGGATATGCCATACGCATATCTCTTAAGAAGTTTGCTTTAGACAGTTGACCTTCGTTAACTGCTCTATATTTTTCTGTTGCTGTTACCTTTCTCATAAGTAATCAAATCCTTTAGTATGTGATGGCCTTTTAGGACGTTCTTGTCTTTTCCAGCCTAGTTTTTTTAATAATTTTGTTGCTCTATTACCTTTGCTAGATTTACCGAAAGCATTAGGAGTTGCATATTGAGCTCCTTGTCCTGGTGTAAACGTAGCAGATCCTCCTGTCACATTTGCTTCGTCTAATTCTAACATTACCTCTCGAACTAGTTTTCTTAGTTCTGATCGTTTCATAAACTTTTAAGTTCCTGAACTAAATCGTAATATTGCATTAGATTAACTAAATGACTATCATTAATCTTTTCTTTATTTGAAACTGGTTTAATAAATTTCTGAATTTCATTAAGTTTAATCTTAACTACTTTATCAGAAACTTTACTAGCCATTTTTGCTACTTCTTCTTTTATCTTAGCAAGTTCTTCATTAACAATAGTGCGTAAACGTGTACCTGAATTAACTGCTGTAATAAATTCTTTAAGTATATTTTTTTGTTGAGGTAAAAGATCTATATATTTCGAGTTAAATTTTTCTAGTAGAATTTTAAATGTAAGTAATCTTAAATCTTTATCATACTTAGAAAAATCTTCTATAATCGTGTCTTTTACGTCTTTTTTATTTTGAGAAGCAGAAGTTAGATGCTCTAATATAGTAGTCTTATTATTTACTAATATTTGAGGATCTATTAATTTTGTATTATTTTGTGCTTCTAGTAAACAGTATAATGCTGCAAAAGGTTTATAATTACTAACCTGTATGCTAAAAAAATCTTCTATATTATAATTTTCTTTTATTTCTGAAATAAGAGCGTATTTCTGTTTGTTAAGTCTTTTTTGATTAATAGTTCTTGATATCTCTGTAATAGTAGAAACTATAGCTTCTGCTTTAGATTGAGATACATTAACGTTTTTAGAAATAAACTCGTATAATTTAAACTCTTTAGCAAGAGATGTCTTACCTGAATAGTGCTTTTTAATAATATTAACTGCTGCTGAGTCCTTATTATTTAAAGTATCTGAAGCTACTTGTTTTACTAGTAGTTCAAATATAAGGCCAGTATTTCGAAATTTCGAGTGTTTTATTTTCATTATACACGTTTACTATTATAAATATGGACTATTTCCCTAAATCTTTTATATTGTCTTCATCTAGTAGTCCTGCCTCGTTTATAGTTTGTTTTTTGAAAACTATATCTTTCAACGCTTCTTTATTTTTATGGTAAACAGCATTTGTTGTTAGATTTTCAGAAACATTTTCATTATCCGAAGGATATCCACCTTTCATACCATGTTGACCTAAAGGATCACGTCCTCCTAAGCCATCGTTAGTCCCGTAGACTGAAGCTTTTTCAACTGGTCTTCCACCTTCAGGACCTGGCTGGCCCCATTCTGGTTCAGATTCAGTTTCAGAGTATCCTGTAGGTAAAGCTTGAGGCTCACCGCCTTTTGGTGTAGCAGTAGATCTTCTACCGTACATAGATGCTAGATCATGCGGTGTACCGTAAGTCATACCAGATTTAGCTGGATCGTTACCTTCTGCTTCTATTTGAGCTAATCTAAATACTCTCTTAATATCTTCTCTAACTAGGTCTCTCATTTCCATATACTTATCTTCTGACATATCAAATATGTTTTCATATATGTAATCTGATGAGAATAACTTAGTATCTTTCATTTGTGAAGCTAAATCTATCTTTTCTTTAAGTAGTGCTATCTTCTCTTGTTCGAATATGATAGATGGAGTTGTAAGTTTAACTTCGAAATTAGTTAATGATTCTCCTGTAAAACCTTGTGTGTATAAATGTACTAGAGCTATCTTAGTTAACTCTGATTCCATTATTTTTTGTAATCTTTCAACCGTTCTTGCAAATCTAATATCTTCTGCAGCTAATGTTGCTTTACCTTGTAAGTCGCCTTCGTAACCAAAGTACGCTTTAGGAATTTTAAGAGCTGCAAACATTTTAGATTGTAGATACTGTACGTCGTTTGTTCCGTCGTAATCTAATCCTTTAGTAGTTTCAATCTTTGTAGAAGTATCTCCTCCTCTAACTGGTAGGTAGAAATCTTCCATCATATTCTGCATATTGAAACGTAAATTATACTGTCCATCCTCTCCTATATAAGGAGTCTTTTTCATAGTATTAATAGTCTTTTGCATGAATTGCTCTACTTCATTAGGAGGTATAGAACCTACATTTATATAGAACATTCTCTTTTCTGGAGCTCTCATTATTCTATGAATTAACATAGCATCCTCCATTAGAGTAACTTGTTTAAATATTTTTCTAGCTGGTTCTAAATAAGAGCGTCCATAAGGTAGGTAGTTAGTATCAGATATTAATCTAAAATGAGCTATTTCATAATTATCAAATCTTACTTGACTTGACTTACCGTCTCTTTTAGGTAAGAAGTTAGGGTTTTGAGATGCAGCAATTCCTTCTGGATCTAATACAAATTCTACTTTAGATAGATTTTCAGGATCTAATCCTTCTTCTCTAACCATATGATAAACTGTATATGGAAGTACATTATAAACTCCAAATTTCTCTGCAACTTCTAACTTTAAGAAGAAGTCTCCATACTTACACATATTACGTGTCCAGGACCATAAATTAAATTCTATATTAAGAACATCGTAAAATAAGTTATAAAGTACCTTTTGTATATTTTCATCAGAAGATTTTATTGCTAAAATTTCACCATTATCATTTTTTAGTGTAGCTTCATCTGCTAAAATATCTAATGCTGAGGCTATAATTGGATCTGTATCCATAGCTTCATAATCAGAATATAATTGTATTCTTAACGTTTGATAGTTAAGATTAGGATTAAAGATATTTTTATTATTATGAATATATAATCTACTAAATCTATCAACTAAGGAATTAGTTTGAAATTTACCAGTAGTTTGTATTTGATTTACATCAGCAATTTTTAATTGATCTCCTCCTATATTACGTATAACTACGTCATTAGAAAAGAGTCTTTGTAATCTGCCAAATAAGGATTTGTCTGCCATTATGGTACAGTTTTATATATAAATAGTTCTATTTTAACAGCCAGCGAATATCTTCTTGTCCAAAGGCTGTCTTAGTAAGATAAGGATTTTCTCTCTGATTTCCAACATTTTTCATAATAGCTTTGTTTTGAGAGTTTAAATTAGTAAAAGAAGAAAGTTGAGCCCTAGCTAAATCCATTCCTTGCTGTCTTAATCTAAGTGCTGTATCTCTTACATACAGTGCAGTTGCACATGCAATAAGTAAATCATCGTTATATCTATCTTGAGCTTGTGCTTTTCCATTCTTCCATACAAATACTCTCATTTCAGATAATAATCTTTTAGATTGTATAGTAACAGACTTCTCTCTTATATACTCTATCATTTTAGCAATAACTAAAGGTCTAGTTCTAGCTGACATAGTAAATCCGGGTACAAGTTTATCTCTTTCAAACTTAGACATATAAGACTCTACTGATTCCATATTAGCTGTAGAACTATAATAGATGTTTCTATACTCTCTTTCGAGTAGTTGTTCTATGGTAGCCCATCCAATATTAGCGTTTTCTACTACTAATAATGCTTCGTTATATTCAGAAGCTATTCCAACTAAAAAATTACCGAAGTCTTTAGGAGATAGTTTACCTTTATATTCAGCAACTTGTGTACATGTCTCTATATCGAATATATGAAATGCTGAGTAGTCAGTTGCATCTCCTCTAGCGACATCTGCTACAACCATATAAGACTTAGAGTAGTCTACACCTTCCCAAACCCATAAGTTACCATCTATTCCTCTTCTCTCTAATGGATCTTTTAGGTATGTTTGTTCGTAATAAGACATGTCATCTGGTTCGAAAACAGTATCTCCAGATGCTAAGAAATCACAATCACATTCCTGACCGGCCATTCTAGGTCCTAAATCAGAGTTCTGTTGTTCTCTCCACGATTGATCTCTTTCTGGATGAACAGTCCATGGTAGTCTTATAGGTAAGAAGCTATTCTCGCTTGACTCTGCTTTCTCCCATGTTAAGTGAAACCAGTTACCAATACCATTAGGAGTAGATAATGCCATACATTGTCCACCTGTAGCAAGTGTTTGCTGTGCAGCAGTAAAGGTCTCCTCAATGTTATCTATAAAGGCAGCCTCATCTATCAGTAAGAGTGATACCGCTTCAGAACGTGCAGCATCTGCATTCGATGATTTAGCTGTTATTTTTGAGCCATTTTTCAATCTTAGAGATAATTTGTTTTTCTCCTTAGCAGGTAACTTTAACCATCTTGGTAACTCATCATACATAAACATAGTCTTAGATACTAAGTTACGTGCAGTTGCTTGTGTTGTTGCTAATGCTAAAACGTTTTTATCTTTATGAAATAACATTAGCCATAAGCTATATGCTGCAGCTAGAGTTGAAATACCTAACTGTCTAGATTTTAAAGTTATAATATATTGATGATCTTTAAATAGATTAAGAACTTTTCCCTGAAAAGGGTATAGGTTAAAAAGGATACGTCCTCTAGTTGGATGCTGTATGTAGCAGTACTTCTTCATGAAGTACGCCGGATCTTTAGCGCACTTTAAATATTCCTGTGCTATTATCTTTTTTATGTTCTGTGCCATAACTTTTATTCTTCATCTCCTTTTACTGAACTAGTATCTGGGTCTTGTTCATCTATTTCGCCGACTCCTTTTTTAAATACATTAGGAGCTAGAGCATTGAATCTGATTGGTGAACAAAATGAAGTTGGTTTTGTTTTTATAAATGCTAACCCTTGTTCTAAATTAACTGATAAGTATTTACCAAAAGGGGATATTTTAGGATTAGAGTTTATAAAAATGATATGCTGTACGCCTTCTCTTTTCCAATAGCTTTCAAAGTATACCTGTCTCATAACTACTGCAAGATCACCTAAGTTACTTGAAGTAATTAAATTAACTGAGTCTTGATATATTCCTCTAAGGTCGTCTCTAAGGGTATTTGCTATAGTATCATTAGGTATACCTGCTTTTGCAAGACCTGCTGCTATAGCTTCTGGAGCATTATATACGTTGGTTTTACCAAACTTATCATTCGGTACTCCTGAACGTTCGGCAAGCTCTTGAATTTTAATTCCTCCTGTAAATGCATGATCTCTTTTTCCTAATCTAGCTGCTGTTCCTTTAACCTCTAAATATCCATTCCAATCTAAATCTCCAGCTTCTCCTTTCATCATTTTTACATCTTTACATAAAGTAGCTAATGCTAATTCTGCTTTACCTACTCCTCTTCCTTCTTCTTGACCACCAAGATTAATTAAAGAAACGACAGAATTTTTAGAGACTATACCGTCTAATTTATCAACTAAATTACCAGATACACCTAGAGCTCCAAATCCTGGTAGCTTATCTAGGTTTTCTAAGAATTTATCTAAATCATTATTTTTAGATAATATATTAAAAATTGTATCAGGAGCGTTAAAATCACTTATCGTACCGTCATCTATTTGTTTAGATGCGATATATTCATTAAAAGGTCCTCTATGAGTTCTATGATTAACATATCTATTTAGGTACTCTATAGCCTCAGAATCATCTGCAATTTTTCCTAAATTTTGTTTAAGTAATTCTAATGGAGAAGGTTCTTTATCTTCAGTAAGCTCTAAAATAAGCCTATCTAATATAGCTTTATCTTCCGGATTATTCATGTCCGGTACACCTGTTTTAGTCCTCCAGGCCCATTCAGTATATAATTTATCTGTAATGTTCATTATGCTTCTGGTTCTTCTCCAGGATCTTCAAAGTCTATTGGTTCGTCGGTTAAGTCAGCTCCACCTTCTTCTCCTCCTG